ACAGGTTACCGTTGGCGATGGTAGCGCCCGAGGCGTCGATGCCCTGGTCGTTGATGTTCGCGTCATCCAGCAACGGGATGTAGTGATAACGCTTGATGGTCTTGCCCATGTTCTTGGGCATAGCAGTCACGTCAGCAAGCTGAGTGAAGTACTGCTCTTTGCGGGCCTCGATCAGCGCCTGCTTCTGGTAGTAATGAGTGAGCTGCTGCGCACCCATGCTCGACGGAGTACCGCCTTTCGGATCGTTATATTGCATGCCCATCGTTTAACACCTCGTACTTACATGAATTTGGGGAGGCCGATCTTGGCAAAGTCCTCATCGGACAGAGCCAGGGGGTTGAAGTCCGGGTCAACCTTGACCGGCGTAGCTGCCTTCGGCGCGCTGGCAGCCAACTTCTTGGCACGGACTGCTGGGTCTTCTGCTTTCGCCGGGGTGGGGATTGGCCGACGTTGCGCAGGGGCTTCTTCTTTCTTCTGGCCTTGAGCCAGGTGATTGAAGGAACCGCTGGCGTTCATCGCTTCACCAACCTGACGGTAGGCATCAATGTCCGACATTCCGCTCAAGCGACCAAACACTCGTTGGCGTTCCACCTCGGTACTGATCAGGTCATACACACCATTGGCCATGTGCGTGTTGATGACTTCGAGCAGCTGAGGGTTCTCAGCAACGACTTGTTTACTTGGGCCATCCCACTTGTTGCTGACCAGACCAATCACTTGGCTGTAGGTCGGAGTGTCCTGGATCTTTTCCAGTACCGCGTCCAACTCAAGCTCACGATCGTCAACAGTGTAAGTCTTCGGCTTGTATTCGCTCTTGCTTACATCCATTTCCAGTGGATCGAGCCCACTGTCTTTAACCAACTTCTGGATTGCGTCCGGGTTCTTTTTATCCAGATCAATCAAGAAGCTCAACTTTTCTTCGCTGAGGAGCCCATTGTTCTCCAACAGCTTGAGAAGTTTCAAGTTTGGTTTAAGTGCAGCCATCTTCTTGTTGTAGTTCGCACCCATCTGCATGAGGGCAATTGCCTCATCAGCGGTTTGAACTTGCATGTCTTTGCCATTGGCACGGAACGGGGCAGTGAGTTTCTTGTACTCCGCCTCATAATCCATGGCCGGCTTGTCATCAGCCTTGGCCTTTTCTTCAGGCTTGGCTTCAACAGCAGGCTTGGCCGCTTCAGGCTCAGCTTTGGCTGGGTCAGTTTCAGCAGGCTTGGCTTCTTCGGGAGTTGGCTTGGCTTCAGGCTGAGGGTTTTCTTCTTCCTCACCTTCGTCGCCTGGCTCAGCTTCCGGTTTGGCTTCCTCGCCTGACGGCTCGTCGCCACCTTCAGCGTTCGCCGGCTCCTCGGTAGGGGCAGGCATCAGGCTTGCAGGGGCTTGCTTCAGGAAGTCTTCATCGGACATTTCCAGAATGTCACTGGATTCCAGTTCTTCTTCTTCTTCCTGCTCCGGCAGGTCGTTATCGACATCGCTCATGATCAGATGCCCTCGCTACGCAGTTCTTCCAGCATCAGTTCGTTGTCAGCGATCTCGCGCTTGGCAAGATCAGCACGACGTTCGATCTCACTCAGGTAACCCGACAGGGCACCAATGGAGTCGATGTCACGAAGAATGTTGGCCTGCTTGTCAGGTCGATCCATTGCAGGGTCAGCTTTGAGATGCACAAGGCGGATAGCCTCTTGCTCGAAGTAACCGTGCTGGATTACAGCCTTGAAGTCGCGGTTATTCAGCAAACGCTCCAGCGCATTACCCAGGTCCAAGTGCTGCTTGGCTTTCTGGGTGGAATGTTCGAGTCGTTCAATTTCAGTTGTCATGAGTTCTACCAGTGCTAAGGAAGATGATAGGAGGGTGTAAACGTGCAGTACGGTAATATAAAACTCACCGTACTGCACAATCTTTCAATCACTTAGGCTTCTTGTTGGGGTTCCGCTTGTCCAGTTCATGTTCCAGAACTTTCATCCGGGCCTGAGCTTCAGCCTGTGCACCTTGCTTCTGCAGATCACGTTCTTGTTTCACGCCGGACTCTTGCTCGACGTAATCCAAGTCCTTCTTATCTGCGTCACTCAGCAGGTTCTTGGCCTTTGCTCGCTCGGTGTCTATCTTCACTCGGTTGAGTTCGATGACACTCTGCTTTTCAGCCAGCTCAGCTTCCATGATGGCCATCTGCAGTTCGGCTTGCTTCTGTGCCATCGGGTCAGGCTGAGGCTCGTACTCCTCGATACGCTTGGCCAGGTCAGGCATCTTCCGCAGGCGGGCAATGTCAGCCAGGATCATGCGGCTCATGGACGGGTCCATGTTGTTGCCCATGGTCTGCAGCATGAAGGCCAGTTCCTGTGCTTTGTTGTTGTCTTCCTCGGCAGTCGAGATGGACAGCTCCAGGTCGAAGTTGCCAGCCAGGTCATCACGACGTACCGGGACGAACTGTTCTTCGGTAATCCGGATCACTTCTTCTTCGGAGAGCCAGGCCTGGTTCATCGAGATGATCTTGCGACCGATCTTGACGATGCCGGCTGACAGCCGGCGAAGGATGGCCAGCTCACGCTTGGATGCAGCGTCCAGGGCACCACGGATACCAGTAGCCACGTCACCCAGAGAGGTGGAATTGACGCCTTGGCTGAAAGCACGCACACCGGTCAACGATTCTGCTTCCATGTTCTGCTGCTGCAGCATGAACTGGGCAGATACCGGGATCTCCGGGAAGGTGTGCATGAACACGCCCTGACGTGGATCGACGTTGGCATTGAACTCGTAGTCCAAGCCCTTCTCGTACTTGCGACGGTTGGTGGTATCGAGCATGTCCTTGCGCATACCCGTCTGGCCGTTGGCCGACTTACCCATGATGTCGATCATGCCCCGGGTCACAGCACCGATGATCTTCTGGTTGTCTTCCAGCAGGGCACCGTCTGGTTCGCCGTGGGTGGACTTGCGCACCGGCAGGTAGGGAACAGTGATGAAGGGAATCTTCTGGTCAGGGAACGGGTTACGTTCCAGGCGGATCAGGACATCGCCTACCCAAGTGGCCACAATTGGCTGTACAACACCACTACCATCAATATCACGAGATCCCCAATACTCGTATACGACAAACTTCTTCCGTTCTTTGTCTGCGAAGTTGAAGGTCTTGTTGCCTGTGTCAGAGGCATGGTCCGGTTCACCAAGGATTGAGTTTGTTTCAAGGTTGATGTGCTCCAGGTTGTGGTACTTACCTTCACGCTTCAGCTCCGACAACGAAGACTCGAAGCTGTAGATCACGAAGCCGGCCTTATCAATATCGCCCTTGCACGTTGGGTCGATGATGACATTGCGGAAGTCACAGACTTCCACGGTTGGACGGTTGACCAGAACGCGGGTTCGGGGTTCCTTCTTCAACCCATTGTAGTTCACTTCCACCGGACGACCATGTTCTTCAAACAGAGCATGAGCCTGTTGGATCTCCGGGGAGACTTCAGCAGCAAACCCTTCTGGATCGCTCGCTTTGTACTGGGCCAGATGCTGGTGCATCGCAGCCTTTTCGTTGTTGAAGAAGAACTCCACGTCTGGGACTTCGACTTCATACTGTTCTTCCTGGTACTCCCAGCCCACACGAACAATGGCCGTACCTTCATCGACAGCAGTTCGCACGAACTCGTCAATGAACTCGACCTTGTTGAGCTGGGTATTGAACTGATTGTTCAGGACCAGGCCATTCTGCAATGCCGCCTTCTTGTCTTCCCAGGTAACTGGTTTGACGTTGAACACATTGCTGGTGCTGAGGAACGGCTCGCTCAGAGCTGGATAGCGCCACTCCGCTTGCTTACGGATGAGCTTGGGAACGACCGAGGAGTTGCCCTTACCGGTATTGACTCGGGCTTTCCCTTCTACGTGCAGGTTATCGAGCCACTCCTCGATCTTGTTGACCTGTACGTTGTGATGTTGTCGGGAGTCCTCCAGGTCTTGTTTCAATTCACTGACGGTTGGTTCTTTCTTCCAATCCGTGAGTGGCTTGAGCTGGGTCTCCCCTAAGGAGGTAATCTCAGACATACTTGTTGGCCTCGGCCCTGTTGAATATGGGCCATCTTAAACAAACACTACCGAGAATCTCTAATTGAACATTCAACCCCTTCACACAAACTTCAAATGTCCTACTCGTGGGACAGATCGTTCTGGTGGCTTCGACATCTACATGCCTGAACCAGGTGAACTGAATCCAGGCGCTGCCACTGGTGTCCTGGTTCCGTTGGGCTTTGCGGCTGAAGTGCCAGAAGGTCACGTTGCTCTGCTGCTTCCCCGCTCTGGTGCCGGTGCCAAGCACGGCGTATCCCTCAACAACACCGTTGGTGTGATTGACGCTGACTACCGTGGCGAGTGGATGGCGAACATGCGCGTGAAGAACGGCCTGCCCTTTACCTGGGAAGCTGGTGAGCGCGTTCTGCAGTTCGTGATCGTGCCAGTTAACACACCTGAGCTGCAGGTGGTGAAGTCCTTGGACGACACTGAACGTGGTGAAGGGGGATTTGGCCATACCGGCCAGGTGTGAGACAAAGGGATCAGCTCCAACAAAGCGAGGTGATCCCTGTCTCCGGGTCAGGCTACGGAAACCTGACACAGCCCCCATACACTGAGAAGTGCCGGGGGCTTTTCTTTATGCCCAGCCCATACGGTGCAGGCGGTAGTTCTCCTCTTTCTCGACGTTGCGATAGTCAGCGTTGTCCAGCATTGCACAAGCTGCCTCGAACTTCTGGTAGTAGTTGTTCCCTTCATGGAACCCTGTGTTACCACTCAACCCAGTTGGATTGAACAAACGTGCAGCTACGAAGCACAGCAACGCATCCAGGTGCGTATCAGGCAGGGACACTTCGACTTCTTCCAGTTGGAAGTAGCCTTGTTCCTTGACCAACAGGGGATGGTTACCACGGTACACCACACGAAGCTGCTGCAGTGGTAGCTCAGGTGGCAACACCAGCACGTTGAACACTGGAGTGCGGATACTGCGATGCAGCAGATCCAGTGAATCACCACCACGGTTGAGCATCAGCTCAGTACCCTCGGCGTCATAGACCCGCTCCACCTTGAGCACACGTCCAAGGAATGGATCAGCCACTGAGTCCAACAGATACTTGGTTACCCCAAAGGATTCCCGGTTGGCCACGGCATGTTTGATGTCGAGCAGGTAACGGATCTGCCCTGGCTGCATCTGCAGCACCACTTCTTCCTCACGCAGCAGGAAGCGCTTGTGCAACTCGGTCAAGCCCAGGTTCACCGCCGAGAGCACCCGCTCCCAGTTGGACTCGTCAATACCATTGGTCCCACCAATGCTGACTTGAGACAGCTCGCTGTGGGACAGCAGGTCGAAGATCATCTTCAGGTTCATCAGTACCTCACACTATGTAGGATGCCAGTCGATCTTGGGGTTCGTCTTCGTCTTCCATCTCCCAGATACCGGAGTCACTCCCATGCAAGGGGGCTTCTTCGCTGGGCTTCCAGGGGGTCAGGGACGCCAGCATCGAGATGGTGTCGATGAAGTCGTCGTGCTTGCTCTTGAAGCCGCCAGGCGTCGCCAGTTCCAGTTCATTGAGCGCCTCTGCCAAGGGTTCGCTGGTCTTCTTCTCGATAGGGAAGAACACCTTGCGGGCCTTGAACATTGGAACCATGGTGTTGAAGCGTACCAACTTGTTGGTGTTGGGACGAATCCCTGGCTTGCTGTCGTTACCCTCACTGGCCAGTGGGAAGTACACGTTGCGGTTCAGCATCTCACCCTGAATCCACTGGATGAAGCCGGCCTGCTGCCCGGTCACCTCAATGCCCACCTGCTGTGGCCGGTACATCTGAGCCAGGCGGAACAGTTCATTGATGTTCTTGTCCATGGTCTGACGCTTGCACAGCCCGTCCACCCACAGCCAGTCGCCCACGTTGTTGTAGGCCCACACGCTGATCACGCTGAAGTCGGACTTCTGCTTCTCGCTGGTGGCAAAGTCGGTGGTGATGTAGAAGTTGAAGCGGCTCTTGTTACGGATCACCGCGTCGATCTTGTACCAAGCGATGTCATGGTCCTGAATCAGCCGGTCCTCGTCCGACATGATCCGCAGCATCAGCTCCTGGTTGAAGGTGTCGATCTTGCCCAGCTTCACCGCATCGTCGTACTGCTTCTTCACATAGTCATAGGTGAAGCGGTCTGGCCAGCTGCCCCGGAACTCCTC